CTACAGTTCCAGAGCCACCCGCTCCGTTGAACTTGTCCAGGTGCGAGCAAAATGTCCCACACCGCCGCCGATCAGAGCGTTGTTATAGATCCAGGAATCCGCTGGAAGAAACACACGCAGCAGCTTGCCGTTCTCGCCGTTTCTTAAGCTCCACAATGCCTTATCGTGCTGCTGCCTTGCCGCGGCCACAGTGAGGCCACAGGAAGCAGCACACTCTCTCAGCGTGAACTTTCCCTGGTACCTGCTGCGAATCACTTCCGCCTGGATCTCCGGCAGACTATCCACACAGCCCCACAGGGTACGGCAGAGGCTTTCTTTCTCCATCCGGTCCAGAATATCCTCTTCCTGGTTGCCTGCTACTGCCACCAACTCCCCCACCGTGGTATCTTCTGTGCCATCAATTCCCGTAACAGGTGCGTCCAGGCTTCTCAGGATCACCATACAGGCATTTTCCTGTATCGCCCTGACTATCCCATAAACCAGGCTATTTCGACCGCTGAGGGCTCACGACCATACTTCTTTAGATAATCCGACTAGAATTCCTTCACCTTCCAGATCTATTCTGGAAACTGCACTTGGATATACTTACAAATGCCCTCGTTCCGCGGATTGTCTAAATAACTACATAAGCACTTAAAAGACAAAACATTTTTTCATCACATGACTGCTGTAAAATGTAACATCATACAGGTGTCTGTTTATGCTAATATCTCAATCCGTAAAACTTCCAGTATTTATAGCACTAGACGATTTTTAAATATAATTCACATTAAAATAATCAATTAAATATCGTGCCGCAAAACGTATGTCTTTTTCAAATTGGACATCATCCTCTGACATTGTCCTACTTCTTTTGGGACTATTTTTCACCAACTTGCATTCTAACTCGTTAATTTTTTGCTTAAAATACAAATTTTCTGATCCTCCATACTTTTGAGCTGCTTCCATGCATGAAATTGCTTTTTCATATTCGTGTTCTGATTCGTAAACTTTAGCATAAGTTAAATGTATATTGAGTGGCTGAAAAGATGAAAATTTCATTAGCGTTTCATCTGATACAAAAGGTTTTGATTTTTCAAAAAAATTTATCGCATATTTTCTAAAAAAGGCTCCTTTCGTTACATAAGCAATAGATTTTGAAAATTCGTCAAGCGGATTATCCGACAACTCTAAGAGTTGGATTATCATTTCAAACAAAACATATCTAGCCTTATACTTCACAATCCAGCTTTCGTTTGCAAGGCCGATCCCTCTTAAATCCATAGGATATTTATTTCGTGTTACCTTCAAAGCATGATAGATGGCTTCCACCTCATGCGTGGAATATTTTTGTGTGCAATACTTGCCATTTTCTACTACACTTTTCCTCGGATCTTGTATAAATGAAGAATCCGCTACATACATTGGTATATTTTTCATTTTTAGTAACTATTCTAAGCCGATTTGGGCTTTTTGATATAATTTTCCGTCCACAAAGTATAACTCTGCATTTGCTCCGCTGTATTCATCGGCGTACCACATATATGCTGTCATGCTTGTATCTATAATTTCAGACTCAGCAAGCGGAGTTCCCGCAGATCCAATTATTTTCTCACATTGCTCATATGTCATTCCAATTTCACACTGATTAAACGCTTCCAACGTAATTTTTTTGTCGTGCATAATGGAAGACATATTATTCATGTAGAAAAAGAATGAACCCAGCAGAATAATGAATGCAGATATCCAGCATAATGCCTTTTTTCTTCCTGGCATGTAATTATATGCAGATCGGCAATCAATTCTTTCATACTGTTCATTCAGTTTCACATCTGGATATCCTATTTGTATGGTATCCAAAAATTCTGATACCTGTTCATTTTTCTTTTTCCGAAACAAAAATGTCTCAACCGAACCGTTTTTTCCGTGGAACCTTAAATATCCAAAACTTCCATGATCCCCATAGCAATACGTTATTTCTTTTATTTTTCTAAAAGAATGTGCTTGTGATGGCATAAAAAACTCAGATAATAAAAAACTCTTATCAGAGTATAAAAGTTCCTGCCGGATTCCCTTTACCGTGGTATTCATTGAAAACCTCATTTTTCAAATATGCATACTTTTAATCACATATTATCACAAGTTTACGCAAAAGAAAAGCATCCGTCCCACATGACAGATGCTTTCAAAAAATAAAAAACTTTGGATAATGCCGTCATCTTGGATCTATGATACCTTATCCTACACCATTGATGCTATTGTAGGAAATATCCGTATAAAGGTAACGGTGGTTTTCCATTCTGACCACGCCTGGAACTGCAACCAAAATTTCAAATAACATCACACTGTCACCATCCTTACACCTACACGCTGTTTTTCTTCATTGTTTGCCTTGTACACTGCCTGTCCAAAACGCCGACCGTCCACTTCCATGATAACCGTTATGTCCCGACTACCTCCGCTTTCTGCCAGAGCTTCCTTCAATGCCTGTTTTATCGTGCTTAACGGGGAAACAACTTCTGTCTCGCGCTTGTTATCACCAAGGATAGCCGCAAACTCACCAGCGCGTGGCGGTACCACGGTTCCGGTCGCAAGACGTGGCATATTGTACGTTGCCGCTGCGGAAGCGTACTTTGCATATCTTCCGCCGCCTGCATTGCTGTAAGTAGACTGCGTCTGCCGTTTGCCTGCATTAATCGCAATCATTGCCGCTCCTATTCCTGCCGCAATAGATGCTCCCATAGCCAACGCACCTGCAGCACCAGAAATCGCACCAAGGGCAACTGCAAGAATTCCAGCCGCAGAAGCTGCTGCCAACAGAAAGCTTATCATTCTTTCTGTCGGAGTCATTTTGTCCCAGCTATCGTATAAAATGGCTGCAAGTGTTATTATTGCCCATAAAGCCAGTTTAACCGGTGTTATAGAATCCAGGACTTTGCCCATTACACTAATAAAGCCTTTTAATGCGACAAACAACTTTCCAATATCAGATACCAACTTTATTATTGTCCAAGCCGCAAAAAAGCCAAGTATTGCATATGTTATAGTTCTTACAAGTTCTTTATTTTCACTAATCCAGTCAGAGAACTTTTTCAAAACATCTGTAAGCAATTTCAGGGCGTTAATTATAATTTCCCCTGTCCATTCCCCAATAGGCTGCAAAAAGCTATTCCATAACCATTCTCCAACCGGTTCCAAAGCTTCTATTACTGCGCAAAGGGTATCAAGTGCCGCTGCTATAAGTTCAAACACACCGGGCAGAGCCTGTTCTAAACCCCATTTTGTGATAGGCAGCAAAACATTATTTAAAAGCCATAGCAGCAAATTTCCAATAGCCCTTACAACTGGATTTACGGATGTAAGCACCTTATCAAAGGATTTCAGTAGCGGAGAAAAGTCCAAGTTTGCAGCCCAATTCTTGATACTTTCTGATGCTGAGCGGAAAAATCCTGATAACGTAACCAAAATATCCCCCAGATGGCGTAATATCTTTGTCCCGGTATCGCCTGAGACCCAAGCTTTATCAAACTGCGTTATAAGATTCGCAACAGTTTGCGCCAGATTGGCAAATGTTATAAGCAGATTGTCCGTTATGGTCTTTCCGTACCCTTCAACATTCCAAACCTGCATGAATGATGCACCTACGTCCTGTGCAAGCTGTTTTGCGGATGTAAACAGGTTTGTGAGAGACTGCATCACTTCCGGGCCATTATCAAGCCAGGATTCTTTCAGCGGAGCAAACAGGCCGGAGAATATCTCTTTCACTGCATCGGCACGGGCCTTTATGTCGTTTGATACCTCTTCCGTGGTAAACATCTGATCTGGTGTAGGTCCGACATATCCGGTCTTGTCCTGATCTGATTTGTTCCCGGCCTGGATAAGCTCATCAAACGAATACGTCAGCTTTTTATTCGCCTTTTCCTGTGCCTTTATCTGCTTGTTACTCTCTTTTAAGGCAGCGCCGTAGTCTTCCTCTACCTTCGTTGCTTTGGTATATGTATCTTTTCCGGTAAGAGCCGCAAAAAACTGAGAAGTCCACGTAACTGCTTCTGAAAGCAATGAGATGAACTCTACCAATGCAGGAGAAGCATATTCTGCAATAGGAGAAAATGAAGTAGCAAATGAATTTTTCAGCTGCGTAAGAGACGAAAGCACATTTGATATGGCCTTATTCGTCTCAGGCGAATACTGAGCAATATTCTCCATTCCCTCGCGTGCCGAACGAAAAGCTGTGAATATAGCAGTGCGAAGAATCCGAAAAAGAATAAGCCTTTTCAAGAGTCCGGCCATATTGGATCCAAATTTCTTAGCGGATTTTCCGCCCTGATCCACGCTTGTCTTCATCTGCTTTGTGGATTTGCTTGCCTTTTTCGTATCTGACGCATAGGCATTAATCTGAGCACGCAAATTGCGGATTTTCGCCGCATTGCGGTTATATTCTTTGTATCCTACACCAACTCCAGCCTTTTGCAGATCCTTTTGTCGGTTTTCAAGAGCTTCCAGTTCCTGCCGGAGCTTGACGATATGAGCATTTGACACCTTGGCATTTTCGCCAATCTCCCTAAGCCTTTCGGATTCAGCGGCAGCAGCGGCTTCTTTTTCTTTTGCTTCTTGCAGCTTTTGGTTAAGCTTTTCCTGGGCTTCCTGCTGCTTCCTGACTGATTTCGCTTCTTTTTGACGCTGTTCATCAGTCTTGAAAAGCTCTGATTTGTATGCTGCAAGGGCTTCCTGGGCACGCTTAAGAGCTACCGCGGTTGCATCATATTCAGAATCTCCAAAGCCTTTTCCTTTATCCTCCAGATGCAAAAGCTCTTTTGAGAGCTGACCTATCTTTCCAGACATTGTGGATACATCAACAACCTTTGGAGTTGCCGCAGGACTGACAAGTTCTTTTTTATAATCTTTTAATGCCTGAGTAACCTTCTGAAGCTTAATGTATGTATTGTCATAATCTTCATCACCAAAATACATACCATCTTGCTCCATGTCCTTTAAGGCCTTTGACAGGCTTTCAATTTCCCGCTTATAATCATTTGTCTGATCCTGTAATGACGAATCTAGTTTATTTAATACCTGTCCGGCTTGTTTCCCATACAGTTCTATCGCATCTACATAATTTTTAATATTTTGGGCAGCAGTCTTTCCAAACACCTTCTCCATAGCTTGAGGATCATAAGTGAAAGCCCCAGCTTTAGCAAAAGCCTTTTTTACCTTATCCGCTGCTTTCTCCGCATTATCTATTACCCGGCCCAGTTCCTTTTGTAGTTTTCTCCCACCTACACCAGCGCCATCCGTATTGATCTGGGTATCAATAATAATTGATCCATCACTCTGCTGCATCATAAATCACCGCCTTATATAATACAAAAAGCCGATGATTCTCATTTCTGAAAGTCACCGGCACCATTTTGCCATTAACAGATACCATTCTATCTGCCTGAGCTGTATGCAATTTTTCTTATTACTTCAAGTACTACTACATCCTCCTTCCTCTTTTTAACCTCTGCTGTATTGCCTCGCCCCTGAATTTCTTCAATAACACGTAATATTTCTGTATCGATAGTTCGTCTCCAGTCTACTTTTTATATTTATCTGTGTATTTTCCAATACGGCTTTGAGTCGCTGCGCCAACCTCTTCATTCACCATCTCAAAAGCTGCCTCAAGAAATGCCTCAAACAACAGCTTATGATCTTTTCCCACAATGGAAAATGGAGATTGTCCGGCAAATACTACATCGTATACATCTGAATTGAAAATATAATTCAGTTTCTGCTTAATGAGATCATTAAATTTCTCTAGTGTTGCGCTTGCTTCTTCCAATGAGCTCATATCATTAATGGCCGCAGTTCCATCTGGATTCAGTTGTATGTCCGCCATAGTTTCTTTTTCGGACTGCAGTTCTTTTATTGCCTTTGCGAAACGCTGAACAATGTCTGCGTCCGTTGGGTTAAAGCTGATTGTCCTGTCCGGATCATCATTAATGGAAAAAGTCTTATAACCGGTCTCAAATCTAATGCTTTTCATTCTCTGTTTCCTCCGCCAAAACCTGCTGCCTCAGAAAAATTTCCTGCTTGACTCCCTGTTCACACCCTTCTCCCAAATTCTTAATCAACGCGCCCGCTCTGCGAAGTGCCTGTAAAGCATTTTCCGTCTCGTTTTTATTTTTCATCTGCATGATCTCCTTTTTTTGTTGTCATATCATCATAAATAGCCGCAAGTTCACAGACTATCAAAAATAAGAATCCGCTGATTATTATCACACCAAACATTCAGTTCACCTTCTTTATACCATTATTCAATTTTCACTACGCTTTCTTCACTTCTTTTGATATCATGTATAACTTTTAAAATCTGCGCGGCAGCAGGTTTATCCAGTTCATACCGCATACGCCGTACCAGAGTATTTTCCGATATACCTAATGCATCTGCCAGGCGCCATTGTGGTATCTTACATTCTTTCAAGGTTTTCCGTATTGTTACATTATTCATGCATCCACATCACCACCACCATCATCATAATCATACTATATCATCCGCATTCAATGCGGCTATCCTCGTTTATTAAAAAAAATGGGCGTAATATAAATTTCTATGGTTTTCTCTCACATAAGCAACAATACACAGTTCATAAATCAAAACCCATATTTACTGCAAAATCCAGTAAAAGTTTTTATGCAAGCGGTACGATAATCTCTCTGCATCTTTTTTAATTCCGACACCAGCTTTTCATACTTTTCATATCGCATATACGCGGGCTTGGGTGGAATAGAAAGGTCCGCAATGTAATCGCAGATATAATGCCATCCATAATAGCCCATTTTTTTCTCCACAATATTCTCCATCTTCATGCGAAGTTGTTCTTGACCGCTGACCTGTTGGGACCTGTAATTTAATCCCGAGCATAACCTACACTGATATGTACCTTTCCGGCTGTCACGATACAGATACCGGACACGCCGCTCACAGCATGGACAATAAAAATACAGGCGCTGTGATACTCCATCAATATTCTTTACCCTTGAAACCTCCAGCGGATAAAATGCACGGTTCTCCAGAATCTCCATTTCTCTGCTTTGTGGATAATATCGAATAACCGTACCGCCGCTGCGAATATCCACTTTCTCTTTGTAATGAATATACTTGTCATACTGCAGAAAATTATATACCGCGAAACTATCTACACGAACACTTGTTTTTTCTTCAACCTGCTCATGCTTTTTATTGTGGCCGCCGCTCCCAAAACCGCCCATACTATTCTCACTCCTTTATCAAACACGGAAATATACCCGGCTCGCCGGGATCTGGAATCAAAACTTCCATTTCCCATTTAACCGGATACAGCCTTATATGATCCAGTAGCATTCTCTCCATTGTTTCTACATTACGAGAAAAAAGCTTCATACCCGCGGTCTTTGTGTTATCATGCTCATAATGAGCCAATGATAATAAAGTCTCCAAAACTTTATTTTTTTCGTCCCATCTTACAGAAATAAAACTTACTTTCAAGGTTGTCCGCGTATAATATGCTTTGGGCTTAAGCGTGATTTTTCTCATTGCAAGTTGCTCCTCCTCTATGATTTTCACCATAAATCATACAATTTCAACCTGTGGTAAAACTCTGCTTTGACCTTCCGGCGGTAGCCGTAAAAATCATCGGTCTTAGCCGGAATATCACGCCCGCGGCGAAGCAAGCTATAGTACCCGGCTTCTTTCGGATCCTTGGCCGTCAGACTTTCATAAATAACTAATTCCATGCCTGGCGCTTTTGATATTGCACAACTAAAAAGAATGAACCGAATATCTGAATCCAGCTTTTTGCAATATTCATCAAGCCTCGCTTCATCCTCTTTCGGTACATCATAATCAGATAGTTTTGCATCGCGTGTGCGCATGATTTTCCTCCCTATGTCCGTTTTCCAACTGTCCACAATTCTACCTACTATTTTCCACCAAATGCTATTACTCCAAAAAATTTATTGAAAAACAAAAAAGGGCGAAGAAATGACAACGAATATCTTCGCTCTCTGTCATTCCCACGCCCTTAAAGGACTTCCGAACATGTTCATATGCCCAGGGTACTACATATTCTTTTTGCTTGCTTTCACTATGCCAATTTCTAAATATAATCCCATCTTTATTTTTCTATTAGGCGAAATTTGCCTAAATTAATCATAAATCCGCAGTTTTCTGCAAATTCATATGTACCGCCGCAGATGCTGTGATTCACTCCGTTTTTATATCCACGTAGGCCCGTCTGTATTGCCCGTCCTTGCCCTTTTCTGCCTTATACGCCTTAACTATCGGTCGGAGCAATTTGAGCACTGTATCAAGCTCCTGTGGCTTCTCATAGGATATTCTAATCTTTACAGACATATTATAATCCAATCGCCTCACTTTTGCAAATTATCTATTTCACATGCTGCCGATCGTTTCCCAATCGGCAGCATCTTATCATTTTACGCACACTTAGACCGGTTCAGCTTGCGGCGAACTCTCGCCACACGCGCAAGTGCGTGAAAAATCCCCAGCAAGATTTCACTCGTCACAACCTCATACAGTTCTTTCCGGACTTCATCGTCCTCCTGCTCCAGATACGTAACCATCAGCCTTACAATTTCCTCCTGACAAGGCATAGTGCTGTTAACGATAATAATATCGGCAGAGCTGTAGCAAATCTGAAAGTTATTTGCTTCTCCAGGCATCTCAGTGGTAGCGATACGATGTTTTTCATTTAAAATTTTTCCCATTATTCTTGCCCTTTCTGCCGGTTCTGTGCTACTATGTAAATGGTTTTGAGTAGCTCCGGCTATGCCCGCCCTATAAGATGCGTCAACATCCTATAGGGCTTTTCTTTATACATTTCCAGATTTTCCCTTGTTAATCTCGGCCAACTGGTAAATTTTCAGCATCTCTAATGCTTCCTCCTGTGTGTAACCTTCCTGAATGGCCGTTACGATCATTTCGGACTGCGCACGCAGCCAGGAACGGAAGTTTCCGTCCACATCCGTTTTCTTTGACCGGTCAATCAATCTCAGATTCATCTCCCGCAACTCTCTATCTTCGCCTGGTGTGAGTTTCGCATCATCTGAGGCCAGTACAACGCCCTGACGGGTCAGAATGACATATGCGTCTACCAGTTCGCAACTGCTGCCCTTATACTTTTTATCCACCTGTCTCTCCTTTCCGCTGTTAGGCTCTTAAAATTTTTCGCAGAATTTTTTCGTGTTTTTCCTCAGCCTTTTTCTGCCGTATGCTTATTTCCGGCATAGCTACGGAAACACACATATCTCCAAGCCGACTTGAAATACGACCATCACATTTCAACGCCTCCATCGGAACATTTGATGTAATGATAACAGGCTTTCCTTCATTTGCACGGTGATCAATCAAACGGAAAAGTTCCTGATCGGCCCATTCACTCTGTTTTTCGCTCCCAAGATCATCCAGCACAAGTAAGTCACAGTTCATATAACCGAAAACCCGATTCGGCACCTCCGGCCCTTGTTTGAAACTTTCCTTTACCGCCTGCAGATACTCTACTGCCGATACAAACTTAACTGTCTTTCTGAATTTCGCTTGAATGGATCCCGCCAGGCAGCAGGCCAGGAAGGTTTTACCGCTCCCTTTTATCTTGCTCCATATGTACAACCCAATTCTATTTTCTTCCATTTCCGGATATTTTTCCCAGAATCCTGTTACGATATCTCTTACAGAATCCACATTACAACCATACTCATTAAAATCAAACTTGCTCATATCCGCTTCGCTGTAAATACTCGGAAAAACTGGATTTCCCAAATCTGCGCGTCCTCTGCATTTTGGACATGGAGTTCCTATTTGAACCGGTGTATCTGGATCATAATCAGATACAATAATATTGTCTACTGCATATCCAGTACCGTGGCATATATTACACAACGCCTTCACGTTTGAGCCGTTCATAAATCTCATTCCCACTTGATACACGATATTGCTGCTTCTCTTCTGCTTCGCCTGCATCGTTTCTCACCTCCTCTTTCTTGCTGTTCTGCTGTCCGTCCTTCTGGCTGCGGTTCAGCCAGCCATTAATAAACTTTTCTATCCCCCTACGGGTCTTTCGCTTCGTGGGGTTCGCATCACACCAGGAAGCCATACGGTAAAGTTCACGTTCTACATCAAGTTCCGGATATGCCTGCTGCCACATTGTCAACTTGTCCGGTAACACATCATAAAAGGTTCCATCTTCCAAAATTATGAAAATTCCGGTTCCGTTCTTCGGTGTCTGCTCAGAAGTATTTATATTGTTGTTATTATTAATATTGTTATTATTTGTTTGCTGGTTTTCCGTAATACGGGAATCGCCATTTTCTGTAATACTGGAATCCCGTAATGTTGATTTTCTGTAATACGGATTTTCTGTAATACCGGAATCCTGTAATACAGAATTTCCACAATGTTGATTTTCTGCATCGCATATCTTGTAAATTACGGGTCCCCTTACTCCACCTTTTCTTCCAACGCGCTTGACAATCCCCGTTGAAATCAAGATATTCAAATACTTATACAGGCGTTCTACAGTAATACCTAATGCTTTCCGCATAGTTTCAATAGTTGGGTAACACTCCACCTCATCCCCTGCATATGCACTCAACAACGCATATATGGCTTTACACTCCACTGGAATTTCCGGGCTTGTTAAAACGCTTCTTGATACAATACCATAGCCTCCTTCTATTTTTCTCACTCACTGCCTCCCGGCTGATAGCCGTAATATTTCTTTCCGAAAAAGCCCTCCGGGATTTTACCGGCTATGGTTATGTACCCTGCTGCTTTCAGTTCCGCATTCATTTCACGAATAAGGCCGTAAGCCTTCGCAGTAGATACGCCAACCGTCTCCGCCACTTCCGCAGCGGTTAAATACTGCTTCATGGTATTCTCCTTTCTAATGCCCTCTGTGCATCCCAGACGCCCCAGCCCGGCCCGTCTTTTAATCTTCGATAATTTCAGTTACATCTACTCCAAGTGCATGGGCAAGGCGTCCAGCACATACGACAGTCACTTCGCGCTGATTCAGGATCATGTTCATACGTGTGCGACTTACTCCGTAGGCTTCCGCAAGACCAGAAACCGTCATGCAACGATTTGCTCTTGCAAGGTCAATTTTATTTTTCGATACTTTCACTTCCATCACCTCCGTTTATACACCATTTTGGTGTTTACTATTAACATGTTAACACCATCTTGCTATATTGTCAATGTTTTTGTTGACTCAAAAACACCATTCTGCTATTATCTATTTAAAGGAGGGCTTATTATGACAGGCTTATCTGACCGAATAAAACATTTGCGAATTGAATCAGCTATGACGCAACAAGAACTCGCTGATGCAATAGGCGTTTCGCAAAATGCCATTTATAACTGGGAAAATGGGAAACGTGAACCGAATTTAAAAACGGTTGAAAAGATTGCTAAAGCATTTCATGTTTCCCCCTCAAAATTGTTGTATGGTGAACTAGATTCAGAAACTGCTAAAAACCTTGACACAGTTATATATAATATCAATAACAATATCGACGATGCTTATCTTGTTAAATATAATGCAGACAATGCCCCTAAAATCGAGGAATCAATCAAACTGCTTGATGATTGGAGAAAGATAATATGGAAAAATGAGGGATTTAACTGGCCTATAGTAATTCAAACCTTAATAAGCCATTTTCTAAAGCTGAACGCCAAAGGTCGTTCAGAAGCCATCAAGCGAATTGCTGAACTCACAGAAATAAAGAAATACATAGATCCAGATGAAAGCACTAAAGAATAAATAGCACCATGACAACATAATACACTTAACCGGGGAGCCGGGGGACGCGCTGCACCCGTTCCGAGCCTGTCGGAGGTGGTGCCAATGAGCACATATGAGAAATTACAACTTGTAATATCTGTTGTATCGCTGATTGTGGCAATTCTTACATATACGCATAAAAAATAGCCGTCCTGAACTTTGGCGAGTCTGACGGCTATTTTTTAATAACTAGATTTTTCGCCGGGGCGGGGAGGTAGGGCTCCCTTCCGGCTTTCCTGTTAAGTGTATTATAAGTCATTCCGTTTTATTTGTCAAATACCTACACCAGGTGCAGAGCGCCCAAAGCGCCCCTGCTGCACATTGAAAATTATAATACACTTACCCAGGGAGCCGAAGGGGCGATTATGTCAGCCGCCGGACGTTATACGGAAGGAGACCGGTGCCAATGGTTACATACTCTGATTTATTTCAATTTGTAATTATGCTTTGTGCTGTAATCACTCTTGTCGCTTATTTTACACACAAAAAATAGCGCCCTCGCTCTGGTAAAGTAAGGCGCCATTTTTTGAAGTTATGCTTTGCCGGCGGCTAGGTGTATTCTAGCTTTCGACTCTCTTGTTAAGTGTATTATAAGTCATTCATTTTTATTTGTCAATTATCCTCTGTTTGTCCCAGACGCCCCAGCCCGGCCAGGAACAAAGGAGGGGCAACACATGCCTGTATATCAAGACAAGACAACGAAGACCTGGTTCGTGAAGCTGTATTATACCGACTACACCGGAACCAGAAAGCAGAAGCTGAAACGCGGCTTCAAGCTGCAGCGTGAGGCGAAGGAGTGGGAACGGCAGTTTCTGGAGCGGCAGCAGGGCCAGCCAGACATGACCTTTCAGACCTTATACGACCTCTATGCCGCCGATCTGAAAGCCCACGCGAAGGAATCCACCTGCAGGAGCCGCCTGTCCATGATCCGCAACCATATTCTTCCGTTCTGGAAGGACCGGAAGCTGTGCGAGATCACCCCGGCAGACGTCCGGAGCTGGCAGGGCGAACTAAAGGCATCCGCCTTAGGCGAATACAGCCAGTATATGGTGAACTGCCACTTGTCCGCTATGTTCAACTTTGCCATGCGCTACTACAATTTGAATTCCAACCCCTGCCGGTTGGTTAAAGCAGTTGGAAAGGTTCACAGAGGTTTAAACTTCTGGACCCTGGACGAGTTCAAAGCGTTTCTTCCTACCGTGGAAGACGCAATTCTGCGTGCTGCATTCCTTACGCTCTTCTATTCCGGTATCCGGTGCGGGGAGCTGCTGGCCTTGACGGTAAAAGACTTTGATGCAGCAGGCAAAGCCATTACCATTTGCGGCACCTTCCACCGATTCAATAAGGTGGACACGATCACAACGCCGAAATCAGAAAACAGCAAGCGCTCTATTCCAATTCCAGGCTTTCTGGTGGAGGAAATCCAGGGCGTGCTTGCAAAGATCTACGAACCGGATCCAGATGAACGGATTTTTCAGACGGTCACACCCTCCCGGCTCTACACTGCCATTGAGAAGGGTTCTGCTGCCGCCGGAATCAAGCGCATCAGGGTGCATGATCTTCGTCACAGTCACGTTTCCCTGCTGATCAACATGGGATTTCCGCCCCTGCTGATTGCGGAGCGCATCGGGGACACCGTGGAAATGGTCAACAAAATTTACGGCCACCTATATCCCAGCAAGCACCGGGAAGTGGCCGACCAATTGGAAAAATTAAATTTTTAG